TAAATTTATTCTTTTCCTCACCAACGCTGTCCATATCCTTTTTATACTTCTTCAATACCGTGGCATTTTCGGTGTTGTCTGATTGTGCAGACTTGCTTTGGATATCCTGTATTTCTTTTGTTAGTTTTCTTGAATACTTTTTGCTTGAGTCAATATCACTTCGTCGTTGAACAATTTGCTCATGAACTTCCTTCGCTCGGGTCGAAAGATTTTTTAAGTCATCCAGCATTTCGTTCTTGTTTTTAATTTTTTCAGTGATGTCTTCTAGACCAGCAACAAATTCATCACGCTTTGCCTCAAACTTTTCAATGAGTTCAGATTTAACAGAATCAGGAACACCCTGTGTACAGGTCGGACACTGTTCCATGTCTTGCATATCAGTTATCTTCTTGACGTTATTGTCATGTGTTTTCTTGATAATAGTTTTCATATTCTCAAACTTAGACAACGACGACTTAACAGAATCAATATCACCTGTCTTGTCAATCAATTCTTTTTGTTCATCCAGAAGACCACTGACCAATGATTCATTTGATTCTACCAGTGCGTCGGTTGTCTCTAGTTCTTCTTGTAGAAGAGAAATCTTAGAGTCATCTGCTTCTTTAACAGAAGCAATATGATTTTCAACGATCTCAATCTTGGACTTTAGAAGTTCTGCTTTATTATCCAAATCCTTGATCTCTTCTTTCTTAAGAGAGACTCTAGTCTTTAATACAGTATTCATATCAGAGAAAACCTGAATGTCCAGAACATCCTCGATAACTTCTCGCCGGTCGGCAGCAGTCAATTGCATAAACGGAACGAACGAGGAACTGCCGAGAATAACCACCTGAGTAAAAGACTTGTAATTCATCTTGAGAATATTCTCCTCAAGCATTCGTTGATAATCTTTTGCCTTTGCGTTTTGATCGATCAGGTTTCCGTTCTTAATAATCTCAAACTTCTTTGGTTTGAGTTGTCGGATAACTTGATATTCATCTTCCCCAATAGAAAAGGTAACTTCAACACAACAATCTTTTTCGTTAATTGAATTTACGAGTTGTGGAATGTTGATTTTACGAAATGGTTTACCAAACAAAGCAAACGTGATGGAGTCAAGAAGAGCAAAAGACTTTCCATGACCATTCATACCAGACACCAGAGTTGATCTATGTCTATCCAAATGAATTTCAGTTCCGTTGTTTCCAAACGAACCAAAATTCTTAAATTTCACTTTATGGAATCTAATCATTTATTCTTTCCGCAACTTTTACAACCGCCCTTTGCTTTCTTCTTCTTTTCGCAATCTGTGCATGGTGGTTCTGGTGTTGGTGCGGGGGCATTATGTGGTGCTTCCTCTCCGTGTCGATAAGGGAAGTGTTTATTCAACCACTCTTTCCTTTTTCTACAACCAGAACATCCTTTTTTTCTTTTGATGTACTTTATTTCTGTTACGTCACCGATCTTTGTAATGATTTTTTCTACGGTGTCTCCCAGACCCTCTGATTCGTCTTCGCTCATTGTGATAATGCCTCCATGTAAATTTCTTCTATGAGTCTCTTTAATCTAGAAACATTAATTCCTTCTATGGTTTCATAGAAATCTTCTGCTTCTTTATAAATCAAGGACAACGTGTCCAGTGACATGTCTGCTACTTCCGTGTCTTCTATAACAGTGGAATCATCATTCTCAATGATAGTCAGACTGCCTACTTTTGCATCATAAAGGTTATCGACAAAAGTATCAAATTTACTTTGACTTTTTCTTTCACGCACAAACAATTTCAGATACTTGTTTTCATATTCAGACAAGTCATCAATATTAGTTTCATCTGTGTAATCAATATGTAGGAACATTCTCTCATCGTTCTCAATGTGGTCTAAGTCTCCAGACTCTGTGTCATAGACATAAAATCCTTTTTGTTCGTGGAGATCAGAGAATGTAATCTGATAGGGTGTTCCTAGATATCGAACATTATTTTTACTGTGCCTCATGTGAAAGTGACCAGACCAAACTTCGTCAAACCGACGAAGAAGATTATCACTCATACCACCATCAAACTTAACACCCCGAAGAACTTCATAACCAGATAGTTCAAAGTGACCACACACGATATCTGCTTTACTATTTTTTAAGAAATGATCACACTGTTCTTTATTCTCTTTGTTTATCCACGGAACCATACCAAACATTTTTCCACCGAGGCAGATGTCTGTGGGTTGATCAATAGGAATAAAACATTCGTATCTCTTACCAAACAATTCTGTTAATGAATTGACCTCGTTTGTGTTTTTATAATAGGTGTCGTGATTACCGATAAGACAATACATCTTAATATTTCGTTCTTCGAGTTTCTCGATGAACCTCTCACGGACTTGATTAAGTGTATTGAAATTGACAAACTTGCGGCGATCCATAAGATCTCCCAAGTGCAACACGGTGTCTATGTTTTGTTTCTCACACTCTGGTAGAAACTGGTTCTCAATGAAACCAAGAAAATAATCTAAAAACTGTTGCGAGTCATTCCTCGCACCAAAGTGAGTATCGGTTAGAATAGCGATCCGCATTCGTCTTCTCCATCGTTTTTATTCTTTTTTTTAGTCTTCTTTTTAGACTTCTTCTTTTTTTTAGGGGAAAAGTTATCTATATCTTTTGACGTTAATTTGAAAAACTCTGCGTATGGATTTCCCGTTGTTTTTTCTGGATCGAGCATTCTTGATATGTTGCCCATGTGATCTGCGGTTTCCACAATCTTGTACTTGATAAAGTTCTGTTTCTTTTCTTTCTGTATACGACGAAGAAAAGCGTAGTAAATTATCTGAGTAAAATAGGAAAAAGGATTCTTTGATTTTTCTGGATCAAAGTTACTAGCATACATTAGACAGTTTTCAACTGCATCGCCAACCATCTCGTCACGATATGGATAATTTATGAAGTTTGCTCGGAGGGAAAGTCTCTCTGCAATAAGAAGAAAACACTCACCAATGTAATCGGTAATTGGTGGTTTAGGATCTCCTTGATTTTCTGCCTCTATAACTTCAAGTTTCCACTCAGACATTGCCGCTAAAAACTTTTTATTGTCAACATAATGATTATCGTTCTCAGACATTTTTACACCTTCTCTTTGTATACATCATAACACATATAAATTG